AGTGGGGCCCCTTGGGAAAATGCGAGGGTGATTCGGTGGCCGCAGGTAGCCCCAACAGAATCCAAAACAAAAATTTCAATGCCCTTGTATTTCCACTGAGGGGGGCTACTACATATAGTATTGTGCCAGTAAGGTTTTGAAGCTACCGCTTTGTGACTACACCATGAGAACACGGGCAAAGATACTTAGGGTGTGTCTTTAGGGCAACTTTTTACCTTCTGGTCAAATAATTCTTTTGTGGGATTTCAATAGCTTGTAAGATTCTTGCAAAAAAGTTGATTCTGCCCCTTGACTGAGAGCAAAAAAGCAGACCTATATATAAGTAGGGGGTAGGGGGATAACTAAAGTTTCCTACTACAGTTCAAGCAGAGAGAAGAGAAAAAACAAAATCTCTGAACCAGACACTGTAGTTCAAGACTTTAGTAGAGAACTATAGTATCACCGCTTACCAGTACAAAGATTGTGTTTTCTCTTTCCTCTTTGTCTGTTGTACAAGCGAAGCGACTTGGACTACCCACTATAGTATAGACCTGATAGGTAATAACCTTTCAACTAGGTGAATCACTCTCAACCTTTTTGTAGTTGCACCTACCGATGTAGGGTTATTTCCTAAAGGGTCTCTTTCTACTTCTGTAGTTACAAACGAAAGAACAACCAGATGGCTCTTCCACTTCCGCATGACATTAAGATTGCCACTAAGATTCGGGCTGGCATTGCTGCTGGTGTCTCCATGAGAGTCATCTTTGATTCTGTAGCTACAATGAAGAATGCTCCGAAGTCTTATCAAACCTTCTACAAGATTTATCGTGATGACATTGCTGATGCTAGGGCTTCGATTCAAGAAGAGATTGGTTCTGTAGTTATCACTGCTGCTAGGGGTGGAGACATCAAAGCTGCTGAATTGTTCCTTCGTAGTCGTGCTGGTTGGAACCCAACTGTCAAGGTCGAAGAAGTCGAACCAGAAGACATTGCAGAAGACACAGGTGCTATTGATGACCTGTTGGCTCTCTTGGGTAAGAAGAAGCCAGAATCTCAGGACGAGTAAACATGTCTAAGAACGGCCTCCCGATTCATGCCGATGATCTTAGAGCAATGGGTGAAGATGTAGTAGCCCTCCTCTCGCAACTCCCACCAGAGAAAGCCGAAGAACTTATCTACACATGGGAGTTCTGGGCTAGACCCCAACAGATCGCACCCACTGGTGATTGGAACACTTGGTTCATCAATGCTGGTCGTGGTTTCGGTAAGACCCGTGCTGGTGTTGAGTGGGTACGTCATAAGGTAAAGAGCGGTAGCAAACGTATTGCTGCTATTGCTGCTACCAACTCCGATATTGAACGTGTCATGGTCAACGGTGAGTCTGGGTTCCTAGCTAGATGCTGGAAGGGTGACAAGGATCATCGTGGTAAGCCTTTGGGTAATCCCCAGTGGTCTCCTACTAAGCGTCTCCTGACTTGGGAGAATGGTGCTTACGTCCAGTTCTTCTCTGCTGAAGAGCCAGAGCGTCTCCGTGGTCCTCAGTTTGAGGCTGCTTGGTGTGACGAACTTGCTGCTTGGAATAAAGACCGTGACACATGGGACATGCTACAGTTTACCCTTCGTCTAGGTAAACATCCACAAGTTTGTGTGACTACAACTCCCCGACCTACCAAACTTGTCCGTGACATTATGAAGAACCCTAAGTCCATCGTGACCTACGGTTCGACCTTTGATAACTCTGCTAACCTTGCATCCACTTACTTGCAAGCAGTCAAAGACCAGTATGAGGGTACACGCCTCGGTCGTCAAGAACTCTACGCTGAGATCATGGATGAAGCCTCTGGTGCCTTGTGGACTAGAGACCTTCTGTCTAGATGTGAAGTAGAGGGTGTAGATGATCCTGTAGCCTTTGCTAAGACACTTGCTCGTGTAGTTATTTCAGTAGACCCCGCTGTCACCTCCAATGCTGAGAGTGATATGACTGGTCTGATTGTGGCTGGTATCGACCTGAATGGTTGTAGCTACATCCTAGAAGATGCCACTGATCGTTATACACCAGAAGGTTGGGCCACTAAGGCTATCGACCTTTACCACCATTACGAAGCTGATAAGATTGTAGCTGAACGTAACCAAGGTGGTGATATGGTTAAGCACACCCTCCATACGGTTAATGAGACTGTTCCTGTCAAGCTAGTCCATGCCTCTCGTGGTAAGTTCGCTAGGGCTGAACCAGTATCTGCCTTGTATGAACGTGGTAAGGTCAAGCACCTCAAGGGTCTAGACGCCTTGGAAGATCAGCTAGTCCAGTGGGAGCCACTAGGTTCCATTGGTTCTCCTGACCGTCTTGATGCTATGGTATGGGCAATCACTGAACTTGCTCTCAAGGGTATCGCTAAACCAGAACTCCGCTTGGCCTATTCAGATGCGAAAGGTCTTATACCAAGAAACTAAAGTACACAGGTATTCTTATGAAGAAACTAAGTGAAACAGCGGCTAAGATTGAACTTGGGGTCTCGGGCAAGAATACCTACACGGGTGACATTCGGGCTGACGAGTTTCTTCAAGAACTCCGTGGTAAGAAGGCTATCCAGAAGTACCGTGAGATGAGAGATAACAACGCTATCGTTGGCTCCGTCATGTACGCTGTAGAACAGACCCTCCGTGACGTTAAGATCGAAGTTAAGCCTGCCGATGATAGTCCTGTAGCTAAAGCTGAAGCTGAGTTTCTACAGTCTGTCCTAGACGACATGGACCACTCCCTTGACGATCACATCTCTGAGGCTCTGTCGTACCTGACCTATGGCTTCTCTTGGTTTGAGGTGGTGTATAAGCGCCGTGAGGGTGACTTCCGTTCCCCCAAGAAAAACTCCAAGTACGAAGATGGTCGTATTGGTATCAAGAAGATCGCCATTCGTGCGCCTTGGACTGTCGAACAGTTTGAAGTAGACCCGAACACTGGTGAAATCCTCGGGATGTACCAAGAAGCTGCATGGGGCAAACGTCCCGCAATGATCCCCGTAGAGAAATCCGTTTACTACCGCACTACAAGCCTGAACAATGACCCCTCTGGCAGATCGGTACTCCGCAATGCGTATGTTAGCTACACATATCTCAACAAGATACAGAGTTATGAAGCCATTGCTATTGAGCGAGAGTTACATGGCGTGCCTATTGGCCGTATGCCTGCGGAGTATATGAGTGCTGATGCTTCTGTAGATCAAGCTGCTCTCCGCAATCAGTTTGACCGTATCCTTCGTGATCTGAAGCTGAATGAACAAGGCTATGCCCTGCTTCCCTCTGACCTTTATGTAGATGCAGACGGTAAGCCTACCAATCAGCGTCTCATGGACATTGAACTGATTACTGCAAATGGCTCTCGCTCCATCGACATTGATCCTGTTGTTAAGCGTTACCAGCACGATATTGCTCGTAGCCTTATGGCTGAGTTTCTTATGCTTGGTAGCGGCAGTGGTTCTTACGCTCTGTCAAAGACTAAGACAGACCTGTTCCTCCGCTCACTCGAAAGCTACATCAACACGATTGTAGATGTCCTGAACAAGCAACTCGTAGAACGTCTGTGGCAACTGAATGGCCTTGATTGGTCCACGATGCCTAAACTTGTAGCTGGTGACGTTGCTCCGCATGACCTTCGTGAGATTGCAGCCTTCCTGCGTAATATTAACAACGCTGGTATCGAACTTCAAGATCATCCCGAAGTCGTCAGTGATCTTATGTCTATTGCTGAGATCGACTTTGATCGTAAGAAGTATGAAGAACGTCTGACTGCTGCACCTGTCGCAGAAGTTGTCCCTGAATCTTAGGAGTAAAACACATGCCTGATTGGGGACAATACATCCTTCGAGATAGCTACTTTTCCATCGCCCAAGGCCAGATTGATGGGTACTCTCTTGTCCATGTGACTGGCTACAACCCTGATGTCGATTCTGGTGCAGATGAAACAGTCTGGGCTGCTGGTGGCCTATACCCTTGGTCCGTTTGGGACTCTAGCCGTCTGGTTACTGTAGTCTCTACATCTGCCCTAGACACTGGTTCTGTAGTCGTCTCTGGTTTGGATGCAAGCTACAACGTCATCTCCGAAGAGATTGATTGTACTGGGACCAGCCCGTCAACTGGCACTACTCAGTTCAGACGTGTCAACTCTGCTGTCTACAAGAATGGTGCATCTAACAATGCTGGTGCAATCACCCTGACAGCCAATGGCAACACTATCGGTCTTATTACGGCTGGTATTGGACAAACCCTGAATGGCATCTACACAGTCCCCGCTGGTCATACGGCCTACATCCTTACGGGAGACTTTAGCGTCCAGAGGGGTGAAGATGCTCAGGTTCGTTTCTTTGTTCGTCCCTTTGGTCAAGGCTTCCGCATCGCCCACATTAGTGAATGCTTTGAGTCTACTTATCGCTACGACTTTATCGCACCTATCGCTATGACTGAGAAAACTGATTTAGATGTTCAGGCTTCCCTTGTAGAGACAAACAACACTCGTGCGACTACAAACTTCTCTATCATTTTGGTGAAGAACGATGCCCTACAGTAGCAATGATGATCTGCCCAAGGCAGTACGAGGTAAACTCTCCCCTCACCAGCAATCAGTCTTCCGCAACGTCTTCAACTCTATGATGGAACAAGACGGTATGTCTGAGAGTAGGGCCTTCGCTGGTGCATACTCCCAAGCCAAGCAAGCTGTAGCTAAAGCTGAATACCAAGGCCGTGAGGTTGAACTCGACAAGCCCTTCCGTATGCCTGCTGGCTCTACCAAGAAGTTTGGTGTCTACGTCAAGTCTGGTGACAAGGTTAAGAAAGTTACCTTCGGTGATCCCAACATGGAAATCCGCCGTGACGATCCTGACGCTCGTAGGAATTTTCGTTCTCGCCACTCCTGCGATGCCGCCACAGATAAGACAACTCCCCGCTACTGGTCATGCCGCATGTGGGAAGAAGGAACCTCGGTCTCTGAAATGACTAACAAAGCAGAAGTCCAGATCGAAGGTCAAATCCTTAAGCAGATGGATGAAGAGCGTTTGGCCTTTGGTTGGGCTTACGTCTCTACCGTCAAAGGTGAGGTTAGTCTGGATCACAGTGGTGAGTTTATTCGCCCAGATCAGATTGCTAAAGCTGCTACAAATTTTATGCTTTCCATGAGAACCGCCAAGGCTATGCACACTGGTGAGAAGATCGGGGAAGTTGTTCATTCCATGCCCTTGACTAACGACATTGCCAAGGCATTGGGTATCCAATCAGACCGCGAGGGTTGGGTAATCGCACTGAAAGTTTATGACGATCAAGTGTGGCAGGATGTTAAAAGCGGTAAACTGGCTGCGTTCTCGATTGGTGGACGAGCCTTGAAGGAGATGGTGTAATGCCCACCGAACTCGTAAACTTGGAACTTGAGGAAGTTTCCTTGGTCGATATGGGCGATGACCCACTCGCTAAGGTTGCTCTCTACAAGCGCAGCCCGGAAGGGGAACACATGGATAACGAAACTAACGAAGAAATCCAAAAGGTTGATGAGACTAACGTCACTGACGCAACTGAAAAAGGCTATATGAAGGACGACATGAAGCCCGCCGATAAGATGGACGACATGGAAGACGACGAAGAAGAGATGATGGAAGACGATATGGAAGGCAAGAAGCCCACCCGTAAGTCTTGGAAAGCAGAGGCTCTGGCATTTGAAGATGTCAACAAGATGCTTCTGGAAGAGATCGAAACCTACAAGGCCAAGGTTGCTGAACTCGAAGCTGCTGTAGTCACAAAGGCTGCTCCTGCTGAAGAGATGATGGAAGTTGAAGGCGAAATGATTGCCAAGTCAGCTATCCCTGCACCTATCCTGAAAAAACTAGAAGAGATGCAAAAGGCTGTTGAGGTCGAAGCACTCCGTAAACGCGCCGAAGAGGTACTCCCGAACTTCAAGGGTACTGCTGATGAGCGTGGTAAACTGTTGAAGTCTGTAGGCACCGACGAAGGTTTGCTTGCACTTCTGAAGGCTGCTGACGCTGCTTTTGCTGGTGTCTATCAGGAAGTCGGTAAGACCGATGCAGAAAACGACCTGAAAACTGCCGCTGAAAAGCTGAAAGACCTTACGAAAGCCTATCAAACTGAAAAGGGCGAGAAGAGTTTCGAAAAGGCATATGCAGCTATTGTTAAAACCGCTCAGGGCCGCGCCCTCGTGCTTGAAACCTACAAAAATTAATAAGGAGCCTCTATTATGGCATTTACGGAACGTATGGCTACCCGCACCTACACCTCGGGGTCGGCTGTTGCACAATTCACTTTCGTCTCTCTGGCTGCTGATGGTCAAGTTGACAACACCTCCGCTAACGCTCGTACCGATGGTGTGGCCTTGATGGCTGCTACTGGTGCTGGTGAAGCTATCACGGTTGCTTACGATGGTCGTGTGACTGTCCAAGCTGGTGGTACGATCAACCGTGGCGCTGCTGTTGCAGTTGGTACTTCGGGCAAAGCTAAAGCCGCTGCTTCAACCAACGTGATCGTGGGCTATGCTCTCGAAGCTGGTGTTGACGGCCAGATCATCACCATTGAACTGTCTCGCGCTGATAACGCTGCGGCCTAATCTAGTTTGAAATAAGGAACACTACAAATGGCTATGTTGACTCCCAGCGCCGTTCATATCGACGCACCGCTTACCAACCTGACGGTTGCCTTCCTGCAAGACGCTAACGGCTTTATCGCTGACCGTGTTTTCCCGAAGGTCTCGGTCTCTAAGAAAACCGACAAGTACTACATCTACAACCGTGCAGACTTCAACCGTACTGGTCAAGTCCAAGCCCGTGCGCCCCGTACTCAGGCTCCTCGCGTTGGTATGACCCTCTCGACCGACACCTACTCGGCTGACGTGTACTCGCTGGCTACCGACTACGACTTCTTCACCTTGGCTAACGAAGATGCCGCTCTGGACATCCGCGCTGCTGGCGCACAGATGCTGACCCACCAACTCCTGATCGACCGCGAAATCAAGTGGGCTTCGTCCTACTTCGCTGGTGGCATCTGGGGTACGGACTGGGATGGTGTTGCCTCGTCGCCGTCTTCGGTTCAGGTCATCCAGTGGTCGGACTACACGAACTCGACCCCGATTGCTGACGTTACCAAGATCATGCGTACCGTGCAACTCAAGTCGGGTGGCTTCAAGCCCAACGTGATGGTTGTAGGTAAAGAAGTCCGTGACGTTCTCGTCAACCACCCCACGATCCTTGCTCGTCTGAATGGCGGCGCTACCGTGACGAACCCTGCTCTGGTGACGGATGCCAAACTGGCTGAAATCTTTGGTGTGGAAGAGTTCATGGTTATGGAAACCGTGAAGAACACCGCCGCTGAAGGTCTGACCGAATCGAACTCGTTCATCGGTGGCAAGCTGGCTGGCTTCTACTACCGTCCCCGTTCTTCGGGCCTGATGATCCCCTCGGCTGGCTACACCTTCACTTGGGATGAACTGGAAGGCGCTTCGGGCCACGGCATTTCGATCAAGTCGTATCGCGGTGACTATCTGGCTATTGACGGTATTGCCGAAGTTCTGGAAGCCAACTTGGCCTACGACCACAAGGTTGTGTCGTCTGATCTGGGCGCTATCATCGACAGCGTTATTGCCTAACTAGCATAAGGAGTGGGAGAGATGACCCGACCGTTTCTCCCCTTCTTCAATCCTTCCCGTCCAGTGTTTGTCAAACAACATGGCATTCAACTGGCGGGTAAGGTTTGGAAGAAGGGTGATAGATTTAACTGGGAGTTCTTCGGAACCCCACAGGAAGTTATCCAACAGTTGTTCTTCAATGACATGCTTCACCACAATGAAGAGTTAGAAGAGGTAGCTGCTAAGAAAGTTTCCATTGGCGATGGTCTTGAGGAATACTCAGTTGACCAACTACACCTTCTTGTAGCCAATATCAATGGCAAGGTGAAAGCCAAGACAAAGAATAGCACAGAGTTCATGCAGAAGAAGTGTGCCACTAGTAAGATCAAAGATAAACAGATTGGTCTTATTCGTCGGTGGCGTATCTCCTACGGGGACTTAGAAAACTAATTGATGAGGCGAACAAATGTCTTGGTCCTATTCCGCAAGTGACTTAACTACTACTACCAGTGCAGGTAGGATCAACACTGTTCGCCTTCTTGTAGGTGACACAGATACCACAGACCAACTGGTCCAGAACGAAGAGATTACCTTTGCTCTCTCCCAGACGGGAGATAACGTCTACTACGCTGCTGTGTGGATTTGTAGGGCTATCGCTGCTAAGTTCAGCCGTATGGTCACTACCACCCTTGACGGTGCCTTGAGTGCCGATTACAGCGACAGAGCAAAGCAGTACACTCAACTGGCTATCCAGATCGAAGCCCAAGGCAAGAAGACCTCTGGTAAGGCTCTGGGAATTTCTGCTGGTGGTATCTCTGTAGCTGCAATGTATGTAGCTAACGCCACGACTGATCGTGTGAAGCCTGCCTTCGGTGTCCGTCAATTCGACAATACAGAGGCGGGAGATCAGTACATCCCCGAAGAACCCAATGGCATTTGATCCCTCTACTCTGCGTCAACTGATTAACGAACATGGGATAGCCCTCACGCTTCGAAAGAGAGCCGCCAGTGCGTATAGTGATGCTACGGGTACTGTGACTAACACAAACACAGATTACGCTGTACGGGGCTATTTCTACGATTATACGCCAGACATGATTGATGGCAACTCTATCCTCCGTGGTGATCGTAGGGTTGTCTTGGACAGTAAGCTGACAAATGGATCAGCTACACCAGAACCAGATGCTACAGACCAGATCATTGGTCTTGGTGATACGGTCAACATCGTTAAGGTCATGGAGATCAAGTCTGGTAGTGCTACGATGTGCTATCAGTTGCAAGTGAGGGAATGATATGGCCCAACCTAGGTCAATAGGTGAAAGTATCACAAGCATTGTCTCTCGCCTTGAACAACAGCTTGAAGGTGTAAGAGACGAGTTCCTGATGGGCATGGCTGAAGACTTGGTTACTAGTTCCCCTATTTGGTCTGGTAGATACGTCACTAGTCACTCTATCGGGACAAGTTCTTCTGCTGGACAATTCACAGGGAACTTAGAAAGACCCTCTGAAAAAACTACAGTCCCAGAAGCCTATCGTGCAGAGGGTAGAGCAAACTTAGCTGGTGACATTGCTGCGTTGCCACCTAAAACAGAGCGTGTATACCTGAATAACAATGCACCTCATGCCTACCTAGTTGAATATGGTGGGGTTAATATGGATGGTCGTAAGGTTTACGAGGGTGTTATCAATAGGGCTAACATTCACCTACAGGATGCCATCAACAAAGTCAAAGGTGGGCAATGACAATCATTAATGACATTCGTGCTTGCCTAGACAACCACCTCACTGGCACCGCAGGCATCCCAACTATCGCTCGACAAAACGTACCATTTGAACCTACCACTGGCACTTCCTTCGTGAAGGCCGATATGATCCCTACCTCTCGTAGACCTGCTGTCAGGGGACTTAACCCACAGAAGCGATACGATGGCCTCTACAGTCTCTTGATCTGTACACCAGAAGGATTGGGGCCGGGTGCAGGGTATGACATTGCTGACTTGTTGTTAGCTAGATTTGATGCAGCTACAGATATTACCTACAACGGTTTCATCGTAAGCATCGACTATTCTGAGGTAAGAACAAGTTTCCTTGATTCACCTTTCTATTGCACACCAATCACCGTAGGGTGGTACATATATGGACAGTGATAATGTATAAAGCTATCTCTAATTTTGCGTTTGTAGGTAATACCTACTTCATCGGAGACGAGGTTCCAGAATCTGTAGCCTCCCTTCTGGCTGATCGGGCCGATTTGATTGAAGCCGTCAAAGCCAAGACAACTAAACCAAACCAATCTAATCTTCCCGAAGGAGAATAAACTATGGCCTTTGCACAGGGTTCGCGTTCCAGCCTCGCCTATATTGCTGAATCGACATTCGGCACCACCCCCTCCACTCCCACGCTTGCTAACCTTCCGATTAACAGCCACTCGCTTGATCTGACGAAGGATCGTGTGGAAGGTAATGAAATCCAAGCCGACCGTATGCCTCGTGTTGACCGTCATGGCAACCGTCAAGCTGGTGGTTCGATTGAAGTTGACCTTCGTAAAGGTGACTTTGACGCACTGTTCGAATCGGCTTTCCTCAACACCTACTCGACCAACGTATTGAAGATTGGTACGACCCCGAAGTTCTTCTCTATGGAAGACCGTGCTGTTGACATCGGGCAGTATCGTCTGTTCAAAGGTATGTCGGTCTCGACCATGAGTGTGTCGATTGCTCCGAACCAGATGGTCACTGGCACCTTCGAAATGGTCGGTAAGGACATGACCCAATCGTCCACCTCGGCTACTGCTTCGCCCATCACGGCTGCTTCAAACAATGCTCCCTTTGATAGCTACAGCGGTGTCATCTCGGATGGTGGCTCGGGTATTGCTATCGTGACTTCGCTTGAGTTTTCGCTGACCAACTCGTTTGCTCCGACCTTTGTTGTAGGTGCATCGACCACCCCGCAGCTTGAGTATGGCCGTGCTGTCGTTGAAGGCACCATGACTGTCTACTACGAGAATGCCACCCTGATTAACAAATTCCTGAACGAGACTGAATCTTCCATCCAAGTGACTGTGGACGATCCGACTGGTTCCTCGGACTACACCTTCTTGTTCCCTCGTGTCAAGTACAATGGCGCTTCTGTCCCGCTGGCTAACCCCCAGAGCCGACTGATTACCCTGCCGTTTGTTGCTCTGTACGATAGCACTGAGAACACCAACCTGAAACTTACGCGCTCCGCATAAGAATCCTCGTAAGAGGTAGGGGCGAGAACAACTGTGTCGGGCGGAAGTCTCGCCCCGTTTGTATAAAACCCGACACATACTACACCTATCAACCCGACTGATAAAGGAATACCCGACATGGATTTGCTCGACATTGGTAAAACCAAAGATACCACCGAAGTTACTTTGTATCATCCCGTCACCTCTGAGGTGCTTACGAACAAAGATAGCTCACCTATGACTATTACTGTGCATGGCCCTTATAGCAAGAAGTATAAGTCGATTGCTCATGCACAACAGAATCGTCGTCTCGCTAAAGCCCAACGTGGTGGTAAGATGACGCTCTCTGCCGAAGAAATTGAATCGTCTGCAATGGAACTTCTCGTCCAGTGTGTAGCTGATTGGAGCATTACCCTTGGTGGTGAGAAGCCCAAATGCACAGAGGCAAAAGTCCGTGAAGTGTTCACCAACATGCCTTGGGTTAAAGACCAAGTTGATGCTGCATTGGGTGATGCTCAGGCTTTTTTGGAGAAGTAAAGGCGTCTCTCCTTGAGTATGCTGAAAAGAGTTTTAGGCTTGATCGTAAGGCCAAAGGCACTAAAGGCACCGAAAGAGATCACCTAGAGCAAGTCGCAAAACAGTTGGGAAGGGACGTAAGTTCCAACAATTTGGTTGATCTACCTCCCTTCCCTGATCTTGTGACACACATTTGGGCCGCTTTCATAGAACTACACAATGGTAGAACCTATGGTATGAGCGGCCCAAATCCTATTTCGTATGATACCATTTATTTCTGGTGTCGTATGACTGGTATAGAACTCACACCTTGGGAAATCAGTGTGGTTAAAGACCTAGACAACGAATACATAAAAGCAATGGGTGAAGAAAATGGCTGATCTTGGTACAGTAAGCATTCTTGTTGATGTCCGTGGTCAGCCCATCGTCAAAGACCTTGCTAAAGACCTTAACAACGTAGCTACTGCTGAAAAACAAGTCTCTGCGGCAACACAGAAAGTCATGGCAGACTTCAAGCGGATGCAAGCTATCACTGCTATGCTAAAGAAGACCACTGACGACACTTCTAATTCCTTCCAAAGATTTTCTGCTACAGAGTTGCAACAAGCCACTCAAAGAATGCGTGGGTTTGAATCGTCTTTGGCTAATACTCGTCGTGGCATGGGTCAGATGGGTATGGCTACACAGCAAGTGGGTTATCAGGTTGGTGACTTCTTGGTGCAAATCCAATCTGGGACTAGCGCCTTTGTAGCTTTCGGACAACAGGCCACACAGTTGGTAGGTATTCTCCCGGCTTTCTCTAAACAGTTGGGTATGTCCGTAGGCTCCTTGATCGGCATCAGTTCTGTTCTTGGTATTGCTATTCCTCTGGCTACAGCCTTTGGTGCTGCTTGGATGCGTACCAGTGAGGAAGTTAAAGAAGGGGCTGACAAGCAGAAGCAAGCCTATGACTCAGTTAAACAGTCTATCGAAAGCCTGCAACTTGCACGTCAAATGGCATCCTCTGGCGCACAAACGGAATCAGAACAGTCGGTTCTAAACACCCTTAATGCCGCCTTGGAAGAAAGAAAGCGCCTATTAGAAGAATCTCTTGCACTAGAGTATGCCAGTACAAATGAAGCCTCTCTACAAGAAGCGGCTGCAAGGGCGGAACTCTCAGAAAAACAACGGGCTAATAGGCTCGCTATTCTGGAAAATGAAGAACTTCTTAAGTCTCTCGGTTACGAGCGGGAACTTGAGATCGCAGCAAGACGCAGGGCAAACGAAAAGCGAAACGAGTACCGGGAAGCAGAAGCCCTTCGTATAGAAGAAGAAAAGGCTCTCGAACTTGCTCGTCGTAAGAAAGATGCTTTCCATGCTATGGCTGGGGAGATGGGTGCCGTTAGTTCTGCTATGTTCAATGCTAACGATGGTGCGGCCGGTATCCTAAGCAATCTTGTAGGCGCAACGAATGCTGCTATGGGGTTGAGGGATGCTCTTGGTCAGGTAGAATCTGCTGCCAGTTCTCGTGCCGCTCGTATCGTGTCTCTGACTGCACAGATCAATGCTGCTTCTAGGGGCGGGTCTGTAGGTGCGGCTCAGGCTCAGGCTGAAACTGCGACACAGTTAGCTAAAACTGGTGCTAGTCTCGACCAGATTGCCACTGCTGCTCAAAATGCAGGTGAACAGGCTAAGGAAATTGAGAAGCTAGAAGGTTCGCTCAAAGACTTGACTAAGACCTCTGGCGGTGCTGCTAAGGGTCTAAAAGAGGCGGAGAAAGCGGCAGAAGCCCTTCGTAAAGAACTTGAGTCTCCACTCGTTAATGCTGTAGGCTCTATCTCTAATGCCTTCGGTGATTTTGTAGCTAGAGGTCTTACCGACTTCAAAGGGTTCGTACAATCTATCCTTGGCTCCTTCAAGAACATGATTGCACAGATGATTGCTATGGCAGTCAAGAACCGTATCATGCTGTCCTTGGGTATTGGCGGTATCACTCCCACTATGGCTGCTGCTGGTCAAGTGGCTGGTCTAGGGTCTGCTGGTGGTATGCTCGGTAGCCTCGGCATTGGTAAAGGTATCGGTGGTCTTGCTGGTGGCACAGGCTTCCTTGGTGGGGCTGGTAATGCTATTGCTGGGCTTGGTGGCGGCGGCGCAGGACTCTTCAGCGTAGGTGCTAATGCCGCTGCTGCTGGTGGTGGTTTCTTGGCTACGGCTGGTGCTGCTGTTCCTATCCTTGGGGCTGCTGCCCTTGCGCTTAGCTTCTTCAAGAAAAAAGTCACTGAACTTGACAATGGCATTAAAGTCACAGCTACTGGACTAGACACTCTTGTACAAAGTTTTAAGACTGTACAAACAAGTCAATTCTTTGGTCTGTCTAAGAAGGTCAGTACAACTTTTGGTGAGGCTTCTCCTGAACTGGAACAGGCTGTCAATGCCTATCAAAACCAACTTCTTGCTGCTGTTGATATTCTAGAGATTAGTAAAGATGCTTTCAAGGACTTCTCGTATGAACTTCAAATTTCCCTAAAGGGTTTGACCGAAGAACAAAAGCTAGAGAAAGTCAATCAGGAACTTGGTAAGTTTGGTGATGCTCTTGCAGGTCTCACTGAATTTGGTAATGCTACTAGCCTTCTTTATGCGGCACAGTCCCTGAGAGATTTCATTGCATCTTTGACGCCTGCTCAAAAAGCACTTTACGACATGCAAAAAGGCCTCAATAGCCTTCGTCAAATCTCTCAGTCCGGTGATTTCTCCAATGCTGCTGAGATTGTCAAAAAGGTTGGTGGTGTCATTGGTAATATCGGTAGGGCTATCACTGAGACAGTTAGGGGCCTCAAGTCGAGTCTCGGAAGTCTGGCAGAAATTAACAACGTAACTACACAATTTGAGAAAGCCCTGTCTATCGGGTCTCAGGTTCGTGAGTTCGAATCTCAGGCTGTTGCAAACCTTAATCGTGCTGCAAATGGCATTGAGAAAGTTGGTCGATTCTTGGCAAAAATGAAACGGTCTGGAGAGTTCTCTGAGGAGGATTTGTCCAAGCTGAGCCGTAGGCTTCGTAATCAAACCAAGGCCCTTAAAGAAGCTGATTTAATTGTCGCTGCTGTTTCTAAAGTCTCGGATGTTTATGATAAAACGGTAGATGCTATTCTGGCCAAACCCGTAGACGATGCCATTGCTGGTGGATTGCTTCCCAAGTATATGGAATCTTTCTCGGCCAGTGTCAAGAGCATCATTACCACTGTTGAAAAAGGTGATCTTGACTCTTTTGCTAATGCCTACGTTAACATTGTGAGCATGTTCGGTAAGGGTGAGATCAGTGCCATTGAACTCTCTAACTCTGTTCAAATTATGAGTGAGATTGTAGATGGTACTACAAAGTCTGTAAATGAGTTTGGTCAAGAGTTCCAAAAGACAATCAATATCATTGAGGATGCACTGAAACGTCTGGCAGGTATTCGAGAGGAAGTTGCCCCTCGTGAGTCTCGTCAGGCCGCTCTTAGCTATCTTCGTGATGTTTCCTCTTCTGGAATTAAACCTGCTGCTGATGCAATCTTTGAGCAAGCTGTAGCCACAGTCTCTAACGTCTCTACCGGGGACTTTGCCTCTCAGGTTGAAATGCTCCGCTACATTGCTGAAACCTCTGCCCTTCTTAGCAACATCAAAGGTTTTGCTACGGGTGGGTCTTTTGGCGGTGGTATGCGTGTTGTAGGTGAGAACGGTCCTGAACTTGAAATCACTGGTCCTTCCCGTATCTACAGCAAGCAACAGACTAAAGAAATCTTGGGTGGTAGTGGTTCTAACGACAGTGAGGCTCTTCGTGTTGAAGTTTCTCAAATGCGTCAAGAGTTGACTGCTGGTCTTATCCAGATTGCTAAGAACACTGGCAAAACTGCTGCAACCCTCAATAAGTTTGACTATGACGGTCTTCCCGATAGTAGAGGCTACTAAATGAAAATCATTCGCCCTGTCACTATAACGAATACGGTCCTTGATAGTTCTAATCTCGCAGAAAATGATTACGCTGCTTGGTCTGGTGCTACGACCTATGCTCTTGGTGACAGGGTGATCCTCACCAGTACGCATCGTATCTACGAAAGTGCCATCAACTCTAACCTTAACAACAACCCTGCACTAAACGACCCAACCAAATGGATCAATGTTGGTGCTACAAACAAATGGAAGCCTTTTGACGGCGTTATCGCGGATCAGGCTACAAATACTACAACAATCACTTACTCTCTCATTCCCAGTTCTCTTGTAAATGCTATCGCATTCTTCAACTTGAATGCAACCACGCTAAACGTCACTGTCGATGATCCGACCGATGGTATCGTCTACGATGAAGATTTTCCGCTTGTTGACAATGGTGCAGTAGAAAACTGGTTTAGCTACTTCTTTGAACCCATCGTGAGAAAGAGTGAACTTATCGCCCTCGACCTACCCAACTATGCCTCCGCAACGATTGATATTACTATCACTGGTGATACCGGGGCAGAAGTTGGTGTGGGTGAGATTGTGATTGGCAATCAAAAGACCCTCGGGTTGACCCTTTATAACACTGTCGTGGGTATTCAAGATTATAGCCGCAAGGACATTGACGAGTTTGGAAATGCCACTATCACTAAAAGACGTTTTGCACAAACAGTGGATTATGATGTGAAAGTTAACACTTCTGCTGTTAGAGATACTCAAAAGACCCTTGCAGAATATAGGGCAACTCCCCTTGTTTTCACAGGCACGGACGAGGGAACTTATGGCGATCTTGTTTACGGTTACTACCGCAGTTTCTCCATCAATATCGCAACTCCCAGTTTGTCTGATGCAACAATCGAAGTAGAAGGACTTGTCTAATGACTTACCCGACGATCACACCACTACCTGCTGCCCCGCAACGTACACAAGACCCGGATGCTTTTGCTAATACCGCTGATACTTTTGTAGCTGCTCTTCCTGATCTTGTGACAGATGTTAATGCCGCTGGTGCCTACATCGACAATAAATCTATCCTTGTAGGTAATAACTTCAAGGGTACTTATTCGGCAGGCACGACTTATCTTGTTGGTGAAAGTGTTCTCTCTAGCAGCAAATACTATGTCTCTCTAGTGAATGCAAATACTGGTAATACTCCTGCTTCTTCCCCTGCACAATGGTCTGAGATTGCTGGTGCGCCATCTGTTTCTGGTGAAGTCTCTCTGACGGCCACTGGCACCATTACGGCTGGTGATCTTGTGTCGTTGCTTTCGGATGGTACGGCCATTAAGTCTACCAGCCCTGAGTTCGATACGCCTACGGAATACTTTGCGGGTGGGCCTGAACATATCAGTGTATGCCATATCCCCGGAACTCAGAAGTACGTTGTCGGCTATAAGGGAACCAGTAACTTTGGGAATGCTGTTGTTGTAGACTACTCGTCTGGCTCTGCTGTTATTGGAACTCCTGTTGTTTTTAACTCTGCAAGTACAGAAGACGTTAATTGCATCTATCATGCAGCCCAAAACGTAGTTGTTATTACCTACAACGATACTGTAGCCACAGACGTTGAAGTGATCGCCGCCTCTATCAGTGGAACAACCTTAACTTTTGGAACTTCGGTTCAAGTCCATACCGCCGTATCAGCCACAATTCATACCGTTTATGACAGTGTAAACCAAGCTGTTGTTATAGCATACTTCGATGCTACTTATAAGGCAAAGGTTCTGACAGTTTCTGGAACAACCATCACTCTCGGAAGTGCTGTTTCTATCGTCCCCAGTACATCACTATTTCTTGGTGTTGTTTTTGACGTCCCATCTTCTAAACTTATTTTTTCTGTTGGGAGTAGTTCTAATCCAGGGTTGAACCTTGTTGTTGGAACAGTGTCAGGAACCAGTATCTCCTTTGGCACTATCTACACCTCTGTTGGGTATGCGTCTAACGGTGCAGACATATCTTACACACGTCTTGCCTACAACTCACAAGAAAACAAGACCTATGCTTTTGGCCTTATTAGTCAGCAATCTAGTGGGGAACTGCATATTGGCTTTATGTCTCAAGTTACTGTCTCAGGAACAAACGTAGCTTTGGGCAAACTTCAAAGGCTAGACGACACAAACCTTAGTGCGTTTCACTACATTAACCATGTTGGCTCCCTTGGTGTTTTCTACTCAGCTAAAGATAATGCTTTTTACCTACTGGGAAATGAGGATAGTACTGTCTTCTTTAGAACAGCTAAGTTCTATAAAATTGTTGCAGATGGGGATTTCTATGCAGTTGAACCAGCACCTTTTACCCCAGAAATAGTGTTTAACCCCAACAACAGCGCGATAAACTTTTGCATGGATGCAGATGGTTCTAATCTTGTAGTAATTGGTCTTAGCTTTCTTTCCACTAATTTGTCCCGTTCACACATCACACGCAGAAGCCTTGCAGAATCCACTTCTTTGAACTGGGTGGGCATTGCTAAAGCATCTGTGACTAACGGTCAGACCCTATCAGTGGTTATCCCCGGTGGTGTAGCAACTGGTCTGTCCTCTCTGACCCCCGGCGCAAACTACTACACTGCTGGTGCTTCTTACGCTAAGGCTGGCTACGAGAAAATCGGTAAGGCTCTGTCCGCTACCTCAATGCTGATTACGGGATAAAACGATGAAAACCATTATCGACAAAAACACCAAAGTCAGTAAGTACCTCTTCGAAGACGATGCTTCCGTCACCCTGATGGACAACATGATCGTGACCCCTGAGTTTATCGTTGCTGACATGAGCAGCGGTAATGCTACTCTGGTTGAGGGTGTAGTTGCTCCTGACGATTGGTTCGGTGGCAAGTACGTCCTTGATGCAGGTGTGTGGTCTGTGTCGTCCACTTGGGTTGAACCTACTCCTGCGGAAGCCTAACAGAACACAAGGATACTCTAACAATGACTTTTGCACTAGGAACCAGAAGTAAAGAAAATCTCTCTGGCGTTCACCCTGACCTTGTTGCTGTAGTTGAGTTGGCAATTAAGCTGACTGAACAAGACTTCTTGGTTATTGAGGGTATGCGTACCGTAGAACGACAGAAGAAGTTGCTTGCTGAAGGTAAGTCTAAGACTATGAAATCTCGTCACCTGACGGGTCATGCAGTAGACCTTTGCCCTTACCCTGTGGATTGGGAAGACCATGAGAAGTTTAAGGTTATCGCTAAGGCCATGAAGGCTGCTGCTGAAGACTTAGGGATTTCTATCGAATGGGGTGGAGATTGGAAGAACGGTTGGGATAAACCCCACTACCAGCTTACCCACAAAGACTACCCACAGTAAGTATTATGACTTGCTTCCTATCATTTTTAACTGCCTCACATTTGTGGTTGTCAGGGTCCAATGTCCTTGTGACTGTCTGTAACTACAACTGTGGGGTAAAGATTGCAATCCCCTATGGGGAAGAATGCCGAAAGACATTTGTTAAGGATAGGAAATGATTGACCCACTTACAGCACTTGCTGTTGCTTCTGCGGCAGTATCTCAGGCCAGACAACTTATCTCAGCGGGAAGAGATGCACACGCAGCATTAGCTAAGTTCGCAGGGGCTGTAAGTGACATCAGTTATGCTGCTGAGAAAGCAAAGAACCCCTCTATCTGGAAGTCTCTCACTGGTAGTGCAGAAGCTGAAGCTATGGAGATTTTTGCTGCTGAGAAGAAGATACAACAGATGAAGCGTGACGTTGAGACCTTGATTGGCTACACCTATGGTCAGACTGGTCTTGAGGAATATAAGAACACCCTGCGTACCGTGAAGGCACAGAGGCAAAAGGCTGAATACAGACGCCATGAGATAAAAGAAGCAATCACACTCTGGCTCTTTGGTATCTTTATTACAGTGGTTGGTGTAGGTATCTTAGGCTTGTTTGCCTTTCTGCTTGGCTTACATCAGGGAATATGGTAATGAAGATCACCCCAGAAATAGTTGACAAATGGCGCATCTGGCCCAGAATGATTATTACCCTTTATGGTATTGCTTTCTACCAGACGACCACTTGGTTTATGGAACTCACTGATCCTACAAATGCACAGGCTGGCTTTGTATCAGTTATTGTTGGTGCTGGTGCTGGCTTCTTTGGTATCTATGTGAACGGGAGGATCACTAACCATGCAAAAACTCCGTCTTCTGGTCCTACTGACAATAGTGGTGGTGACGACAAGTAGTTGTTCAGGTTTAAGCCCTTTGGGTTTACTAACGGGTGGTGGTGGCCCTAACGTAGCTGCTAACGTACAAGCAGGTAAAGAGAACACCCAACAAGTTGTAGCTAATCAAGTTAGAACAGAAGCAGGTCGGGACGTAATTCAACAATCCTCTCCTGTAGTCGCAGAGAATATCAAAGAAGTTACAATCCAGCAAACTCCGCTATGGATGCTAGTCCTTCTTGTTCTGGGGTGGTTATTCCCATCCCCTAATGAAATCGCTAGATCAGTAAGAGGGCTATTCAAGAAATGAACTATCTGGAGTATATCATTGGAGGTACAATAGCCGCTATCTTCTCAGGGATTTCTTGGTTGGTCCGTAGGGTTCTTACAAACGAGAAGCAGATTGCGTTGCTACAAACTGAGATCATCTCTAGGGATGAAAGACGTAACGAAGACCGTGAGATTATGAGGGATATTCAAAGTGATTTAAAGGAAGTCAAACGAGACATCCTAGACCTATACAAAAAGAACGATTTAGAATAAGATAAGCCCCAGAGTTAGGACGATTGATCCTGACTCTGGGGCTTTTTTCATTTTAGCCTTCGTAGGCGTACCACATTACAAGCAAGACAAAGGCTAGGAATACTAAGGAACCAATCATGCAGGATCACCCCACTGATAGCAAACGTATAGAACCCCATGCTCTGGTAGTTGTCCTGTCTTAGTCTTGGCCTGATTTTCCTCAATCGTCCTTGCCGCAGCATCTTCACACTGAGCAACATCAGAGAACACATCAGGTGGAGAGATGGTCCTGCATTCGTCTAGAGTACAGATCAGGAATACGAGAGAGATCATGATTCATCTGGTCCTTCTAACTCACCAATCAGACGATCAAGATACCAACGGGCTTTCTTGAGGTCTTCCAGAGGCTTTGCCTTATAGCGCCAACGGTGTAGGTACTTCTTGCAGTTGCCCTCTAGATAGCCTGTGTAGCCTTCCCAAGACATGTTGTCCTTTAGGTAGTCGATACATTCGATCCCACCATTGTTGTAGTGGGCAGGCTTATCTACCATGTCTACAACATCTTCCATGTGTTCACTGAGATCGTAGCCTTCGTCCTCAACCATTGACCACTTCAGTACAGTTTCGCTAGTTCTCATTCAGAGATTCTCCTCATAGAATGCTTTGATCCATTCTTTACATATATCACTTCGCACGATGTCGTCAACACCAAACTCAATGACAGGGATGCTCATGTTGTACTTCTTAGCTAGATGAATGGCTTTAGATAACCCAGACTGTTGTTTGATGTCAGACTGTCGAATGTCACCAGAGAGAACAAACGTACAGTTCTCACCAATGCGGGTAGCCAACATCTTAAACTCTTCAACAGTCAGGTTCTGGGCTTCATCACAGATCACAAAGGCATCATTGAAGGAAGACCCTCGCATGTACTCTAGGGGAGCCATACGGATGTTCCCGTTCTTGATGTCAGTGTCTACCTTGTTCTTACCTAGTTGCTCTTCCATAGTGGTCAGGAGAGGCGATAGCCAAGGTCCGTACTTCTCACCCATGTCACCCGGCAGGGAGCCTAGAGACTTACCTACAGAGACCGCTGGCCGGGTTAGGATGATACGTTCGATCTTACGTCCAAGGAGTAGGTTGCAAGCAAAGGTGACAGGAATCCAAGTCTTACCAGTACCACTAGGTCCAAGGGCGATAACCTGATTGCTGGTCTTTAGTGCATCTACATAGGCCCTCTGAGTTTCGTTGCGGGGGTAGATAGCTACCAACTTGGACATAGATTCTTCTTCTGCGCCTTTGTACTTTGTAGCCCGCTTACCTCGTGGTTTCTCTAGCGTCATTTTGTTATCCATAATTGAGGGTATGCAAGCAGTTTAACACCATGCTCAGGGTGGGTACTTTAGGTCAGGTCAACAATCTCACAGCTACCACCCGCACAAGCAAAGGTGCTAGTCCCTTTGGAAGTGTCTTCTTTCTCGTAGTTACTCAGGTCAGCCCAGTTGATCCGTTCAGGCATAAGAGCAAGAGCATCAAGGTACTCACGTTCACTAACCTCTTGGTAGGGTGCCTGTTGATAGCTATGGTCTGAGTGTGGCAAGAAAGACACACCTGATACTTCATCGAAGTGTTTGTAGACCCAAGCACCAACTTCCATCCATTCGTGGTCCCGTACAGTCACAGTCACAGAAGGCTTATGCTCACACCAATGACGCTGATAGACCAACCACAACTGCAACTGTTCGATAGCAGTCATGTCATTGCGAGTGATAGCACCTACAGGAGACTTTTGTGGGAAGCTAAAGACAGTAGTGCTATCCGGCTTCATCACATCAGGCTCATTCGGGATGCCTTGGTCAATCATAAACTGCGTCAGAGGGTCTTTGTTATCTCCACGTACAGTGCGAATATAATAGGCTGAGTGACGAGCATGAATCCCACTGGCAGAATCAACCAACTGGGACACTGTGCCTGACGGCTTGACGCAAGTGATAGCAGCAGAAGCAGGAATACCAAGG